CGGAGACCCTCATGTCCCCCACCACCGCACCCACCCGCCAGCGCCTCAAAGACGGCGCCCCGCTCGGCCCGCAGTCGCGCTTCGTGGGCATCGCCCGCGCCCGTGCTGCGGCGGATGGGGGCGACACCGCGGCGCAGGCGTCTGCACAAGTTCCCGGCCTGGACATCGAGGCCCGCACGCTGGAGATCTCCTTCAGCAGCGAGGCCCCGGTCGACCGCTGGTTCGGCAAGGAAGTCCTCAGCCACGACGCCGGCGCGGCTGACCTGAGCCGGCTCAACGACGGCGCGAACCTGCTGTTCAACCACGACATGGACGACGTGCTGGGCGTGGTCGAGCGCGCCTGGATCGGGCCTGACCGGCGCGGCCATGCGGTGGTGCGCTTCGGGCGTGATGAGCGCGGCGCGTGGGCCCTGGCCCAGGTGGCCGACGGCATCCTGCGCAACGTCAGCTTCATGTACCAGCCGTCGGACTACAGCGTCGAGACCGACGACCCCGAGGGCTTCGACCCCAATGACGTCTACACCGCCCAGCGCTGGCTGGCCTACGAACTGAGCCTGGTCAGCGTGCCGGCCGACCAGAGCGTCGGCGTCGGCCGCAGCCGCCAGGCGCCCCCTGAAACGAACGTGCACGTGGCGGTGGCCACGCGCAGTGCGTCCACCCCGCCGCAATCCAGCGGCACATCCACCCGGAAGGAAACCATGAACGCGAACACCACCCCCGCGGCGGAAGTGACCGCCAGCCCCGCGGCCCAGACCGCCGACCAGGCCATCGCGGCCGAACGCCAGCGCGTCGAGTCCATCGTCGCCCTGGGCCGCGCCCACAAGCTCGACCTCGAGCAGACCCACGGCATGATCTCCCGCGGCCTGAGCCTGAGCGAGGCCCGCGGCGAGGTGCTGGCCGGCATCCTGGCCCGCAACCCGCAGAACCCCGTGGCCGCGCTGGCCGGCGGCGGCAACAACCCCGACATGACGCCCAAGGAAGCGCGCGGCTACAGCCTGCTGCGCGCCGTGTCGGCCATCGTCAACGGCGGCGACTGGACCAAGGCCGGCTTCGAGCGCGAAGTCAGCAAGGAGATCGGGCGCAAGGCCGGCCGCGACACGCAGGGCTTCTTCCTGCCCACCAACCTGCCCTTCGCGCCCAGCGAAGAGCACGTGCGTGCCTGGCGCATGATGGGCGGCGGCCGCGGCATGCAGCAGCGCGCCCAGTACCTGGTGGGCACGGCCGGCCAGGGCGGCAACCTGGTGCAGACCGGCCTGCTGGCCGACCAGTTCATCGAGGTGCTGCGCAACCAGCTCGTGACCGCCACGCTGGGCGCGCGCTACCTCACGGGCCTGGAAGGCAACATCGACATCCCGCGCCAGATCAGCCAGACCGCCGGCTACTGGGTGGCTGAAGCAGGCGCGGTGACCGAGGCCGAGGCCACCTTCGACAAGGTCAGCCTGCGGCCCAAGACCGTGGGCGCGCTGAGCAAGCTGTCGCGCCTGATGCTGCTGCAGGCCACGCCCGCCATCGAGATGATCGCGCGCGAGGACCTGATGAAGATCATGGCGCTGGCCATCGACCTGGCGGCGCTCAGCGGCTCGGGCAGCAGCAACCAGCCCACCGGCATCGTCAACCAGAGCGGCGTGGGCGCGGTGGTGGGTGGCACCAACGGTGCCCAGGTGACCTTCGACCACATCAACGCGCTGGAAGGCGCGCTGCGTGCAGCCAACGCGCCGATGGCCACCACCGGGTACGCCATCAACGCCGTCACCAAGAAGTACCTGCGCAGCCTGAAGTCCACCACCGGCCAGTACCTGTGGTCGAACAACGGCAACGCCGCCGGCGGCGCCCCTGATCAGCTCTGGGGCTACGAGTACGCGGTCAGCAACCAGATGCGCAGCACCCTCACCAAGGGCAGCAGCAGCGGCGTCTGCAGCGAGCTGATCTTCGGCAACTGGCAGGAGCTGCTGATCGCCGAGTGGGGCGTGACCGAGATCATGGTCAACCCCTACGACAGCACCGGCTTCACGACCGGCGACGTGCTGATCCGTGCTTTCCAGACGCTGGACATCGGCGTGCGGCACGCGGCCTCGTTTGCGGTCATGTCCGACGCGCTCACCGTCTGATATCCGCGGCCGCGCATCGCGGCTTCATCCGGGCCCGCGCCGGCTTGCCGCCGGCGCGGGCCCGATTTCCTTCCATCGTCAGAGGACACCCATCATGAAATTCAAGGTACGCGACGGCTTCGTCGTCAGGATCCAGACCCGCATCGACATGCCCGACGGGCGCATCGAGGTGCAGGAAACCACCTTCTACGGCGGCCAGCCGGTCGAGCTCGACGCGGCTGGTGCGGAGCAGCATGTCCACAAGCTCGAGCCCGCGGACAAGGCCGCGTCGGCCTGGCTGGACAGCAAGGCCGAGCCGCTGACCAAGGCCGCTTCCGATGCCGACCTGCAGGCGCTGATCGACCGTGCCGTGGCTGTGGCGCTGGCCACGCAGACCCGCGCCGCCGTCCCGGCCTGACGTGTTCGCCGAGAACGCCGCCGTCTTTCTGGCCGACTTCGGCGTGCCGTGCTCTGCCAACGCGCAGAGCTTCACCGGCATCCTGGACCAGCCCGACGAGACGCTCAACATGGCCGGCGTGAACGTGCTCAGCACGATGTACACGCTGCTGCTCAAGACGAGCGACTCGGCCGCGGCCGCCCTGGCCAGCGGCACGGCCATCACCGTCAACGGAACCGCCTTCGTGGTGCGCGACGTGATGCTGAAGGACGACGGGGTCTTCACCCAGCTCACGCTCAGCAAGTAGGCCATGTCCAGCCTGCGTGAACAGATCCTGGCGCGCATCGCCGCGGCGCTGACCGCCGCCGGCGTGGCGACCGCGGTCTTCCGGTCGCGAGAGACCAGCATCACCCGCGCGCAGACGCCGGCCATCACCGTGCTGCTGGCCGGCGAGACCGACACGCGCATGAGCGCCGGGGTCGACAAGCACCTGTTGCGCGTCAACCTGGCCATCTTCGTGCGCGGCGACCCGTGGGACAACCTGGCCGATGCTGTGGCCACGCCCATGCACCAGGTCGTGATGTCCGACGCGCAGCTCTGGGCCCTGTCGCTGGACGTGCGCAAGGTGGCCACCGAAGTCGAAGCCGAAGAAGCCGACCGCACCGCAGGCACCCTGTCCTGCATCTACGAAATCACCTACCTCACCCGGGCCGGCGACATCTCCGCGGCGCCCGTCTGACCTTCCACCTCGAAAGGACGCATCATGCAATTCGGTTTCGGCTCCGGTGTCTTCTGGGGCACGCCCCTCACGGACGCCAACGGCAACGCCGTCGCCAACCCCACCCCGGTGCAGCTCGGCGTGCTGCAGGACATGAGCCTGGACATCAGCTTCGACACCAAGATGCTGTACGGGCAGAACCAGTTCCCGGTGGCGGTGGGCCGCGGCAAGGGCAAGATGAGCCTCAAGGCCAAGCTGGCCCAGCTCAACGGCGCCATGATCAACAGCCTGGTCTTCGGCCAGACCGTCACCGCCGGCATCCTGGGTGATGTCAACGACACCACCGGCACGGCCATTCCCACCACGCCGTACCAGATCACGCCCACCGTGCCCAGCAGCGGCACCTGGTCGGCCGACCTGGGCGTGAAGGATGCCAACGGCGTCCCCTTCACCCGCGTGGCCAGCGCGCCCGCGACCAAGCAATACAGCGTCAGCGCGGGCGTCTACACCTTCGCTGCGGCGGATACCGGGCTGCAGGTGTTCATCTGCTACCAGTACACCGCCAGCAGCACCACGGCCAAGAAGAGCACAGTGCTCAGCCTGCCCATGGGCTACGCGCCCACGTTCAAGGCGGACATCTTCGTGCCGTACTCCGGCAAGCAGCTGGTGCTGACGATTCCGCAGTGCATCGCCAGCAAGTTCGGCATGGCCACCAAGCAGGACGATTTCATGGTGCCGGAGTTCGACCTGGAGGGCTTTGCCGACAGCGCGGGCAATGCCCTGTACTGGGCGGTGTCCGAATGACCGGCGCCGTGAAGGTGCCAGGCGTCGAGATGGTCTTCGACGGCGCCACCTACGTGGTGCCGCCGCTCAACGCCGCTGCGGTCAAGCAGTACCGCGAGGCAGCCGCGTCCTTCTTCGCCGGCGCTGTGCCGGACATCGAGGTGGTGGTCAAGCTGCTGCACGCCGCGCTGGCACGCAACTACCCGGCCATCGCCGTCGAGCAGGTGGAGCAGTGGGTCGACTACGGCAACATGCTGGACGTCATGGACACCGTGATGCACACCTCGGGCCTGGCGGCGAAGGTGGGGGAGATGAGCCGGCGGATTCAAGCGGCGATGAGCCCGCCGGCCTCGAAGACCTGATCGCCCACCTGGTGGCCAGCACCGGCTGCACGCCGGCGCAGGCCTGGGCCGACTGGGACCTGCCCAGCATCACCACCCAGTTGCGCTACTGGCGCCGCCACCCGCCTGTGCACCTGCTGGTGGCCGCCTACCTGGACTACAAGCCTGACCGCCAGCCCGGCACGCCCGGCGCCCAGGCTGCCAACGAAGCCGCCGCGCAGGCCTTGATGGCCGCCGCGCCGCCCATGCCCGACCACCTCAAGCTGAGGATCCCGCGCCATGTCTGACAGTGACAAGACCGTCCAGTACAACGTCGACGCCAATTCCGATGGCTTCGTCGCGTCGATGGAGAAGGCCCGCGCATCGGCCGTGGCCAGCGCCAAGGGCGTCGAGACAGCCTTCGCCGGCCTGGGCGGCGTCTTCAAGCAGTTGCAGGGCGCCATGGGCGCCATGCTGGCCGTGTTCGCCGGCGGCGCCGCCTTCGCCTCGGCCATCAGCGCCACCAAGGAATGGGGCGGCGAGACCGGCAAGCTCAGCAAGCAACTGCAGGTCACCACCACCGAGGCCACGGCCTACCAGGTGGCGGCCAAGAAGCTGGGCATCGACACCGGTGCGCTGGTGGACGCCAGCGACAAGATGACCAAGCAGCTCGACAAGAACGAAGACGCCTTCAAGACCCTGGGCCTGGAGACGCGCAACGCCAACGGCAGCTTCCGCTCCACCGGGGACCTGCTGCCCGAGGTGATGGACAAGCTGCGCGGCATCACCAACACCACCGAGCAGAACATTGCCGGCACCAAGATCTTCGGCAAGGGCTGGACCGAAGTGCGCGGGCTGATGAAGCTCAGCGCCGCCGAGATGGACGCGGCGCGCCAGAAGGTCAAGGACCTGAACCTCGAGGTCGACCCCAAGGCGGTCAAGAAGTACAGCGAGAGCATGAACGACATCAAGCTCATCATGACCTCGCTATCGGTGCAGGTGGGCAATGCGCTGCTGCCGGTGCTCACAGACCTGGGCTCCTGGTTCGGCCAGGTCGGGCCCTATGTGGTGGGTGCCTTCAGCGTGGCGCTGAAGACCGTGCAGAGCGCCATCACCGGCGTGTGGGGCGTGTTCAAGGGCGTGGTGCAGGGCGTCACCGGCCTGGTGGCCGCCATGGTGGAAGTCATCCAGGGCAACTACAGCAAGGCCTGGGGCATCCTCAAGGACACGGGCAGCACGGCATTCGACACCGTGGCGCAAGGCTTCGACGACGCTGCGGCGGTGTGGAAGCCCAAGCTGCCCAAGCCCGAGATCGAAAAGGGCGACGGCGGCAAGCACATCGACTTCGGCGACAAGGCGGCCGGCGGCGCCGAGAAGTCCCGCGTCTCAGTCTGGGAAGCCCAGCTCGAAACCGCCAAGGCCGCCATCGAGCGGCAGGGCATGCTCGAAGGCCAGTACCGCGAGCGCAGCCTGGCCGAGAACCTGGCCTTCTACCAGGAGCTGCTGCAACGCAAGGACCTCAACGAGACCGAGAAGACGGCGCTCACGCGCAAGGCCGCCGAGATCGAGATGGCCATGATCCGCGAGACCTTCGACGTGCGCGTGAAGACGCTGCAGGCCGAGAGCGACCAGTACAAGAACAACTTCGCCGAGAAGATCCGCATCGAGAAAGAGATCCAGGCCAGCTACGCCCAGGGCACCAAGGAATACGAGGCCGCGCAGGCCCGCATCAACGCGCTGCAGCGCCAGGCCGCGCAGCAGGCCCAGGCCGTGGCGCAAGAGCGCGTCAACGCCCAGCGCCAGGCGCAGCAGGCCATCATCGCGCTCGAAGAGCAGACCCTGCAGCAGGCCGAGCGCCTGGGCCTCGTCAGCGCCGAACAGGTGCTGATCCAGCAGCAGCAATTCGAAGAGCGCCGCAACGCCATCGCCCTGCAGGCCCTGCAGGACCGGCTGCAGGCGGCTGAGGCCGACCCCGACCGCAACCCCGTGGAACTGGCGCGCATCCATGGCGAGATCGAAGCCCTGGAGCAGCAGCACCAGTTGCGCCTGGGCAAGATCAAAGGCGACCTGCAGGCCACGCAGCTCGAGCCCATCGTCAACACCTACAAGGCCGCGGAGCAGGCGCTGGGCAACGCCATCAACGGCATCCTCACCCGCACCATGAGCCTGGGGCAGGCCATGCGCAGCGTGTGGCAGGGCATCAGCAGCACCATCATCGGCGAGATCTCCAAGATCCTGGCCAAGAAGGCGGCGGCCTGGGCCGTGGAGAGGGCGCTGGCCCTGGCCGGCATCGGCACCAACGCCGTGCAGGCCGGCTCCGGCGCGGCCGCCTCGGTGGCCAGCATCCCCTACGTCGGGCCCATCATGGCCATCGCTGCGCTGGCGTCCGTCATGGGCGCCGTGATGGGCGCCAAGAGCAACGTGCCCAGTGCGGCCGGTGGCTACGACATCCCGGCCGGCCTCAACCCGCTGACGCAGTTGCACGAAAAAGAGATGGTGCTGCCCGCCAAGCACGCCGACGTGATCCGCGGCATGGCCGATGCGCAGGCGTCTGCACAGGGCGGCGCGGTGCAAGTGAGCATCAATGCGCACCAGATGCCCGGCAACTACTTCATGGTGCACCGCGACCAATTGATCAAGGCGATCAAGTCGGCGCAGCGCGACAACGCCTGGAGCCCGGCTTGAGCAGTGCGGTCTACCCGACGCTGGCCGGCCTGGCATTCAGTGTCGGGCGCAACCTGCTCGCGCCGCCGGTGATGGTGCGCACCACGCCCAGCCAGCGCGAGTACCGCGGGCGCAGCGCCACGGCGCCGCGCTACCAGTACAAGCTGACCTATGAGTTCCTGCGCTCGGCCGCTGCCTACGCCGAGCTGCAGACGCTGGCCGGCTTCTTCAACGCCCGCGGCGGCAGCTTCGACAGCTTCCTGTTCACCGACCCGGACGACAACGCGGTCACCGCCCAGCTCTTCGGCACCGGCAACGCCGCGACCACGGCCTTCCAGCTCGTGCGCAGCTTCGGCGGCTTCGCCGAGGCGGTTGTCGACCTCAACGGCGCGCCCAGCATCTACGTCAACGGCACCCTCAAGACGGTGACCACCGACTACACGGTCAGCGGCGGCGGTGTGGTCACGTTCACGTCTGCGCCTGCCGCCGCGGCCGCGCTCACCTGGACGGGGTCGTTCTATCGCCGCGTGCGCTTCGCCAAGGACCTGGCCGAGTTCGGGAAATTCATGCAGGGGCTGTGGGAGGCGCGCAGCGTCGAGCTGCTCTCGGTCAGCGCGGGGAGCACCTGATGCGCACCGCCCTGTGGGAGGCCAGCCCCGGCGCGCTGGCCGCGTTGCTCAATGCCCGCCAGCCGTTGACGATGGTGGACCTGTACACCATCACGCTGGCCGACGGCACCGTGTACCGCTGGAGCGGTGGCGACCTGGCCGTCAGCCTGCCCAACACCGACCCCTACATCGCCAACGAGACCCTGCTTCTGCACTGCGAAGGGGCGAACAATTCCACGGCGCTGGTCGACAGCTCGACGCTGGCGGCCAGCCGCACCCTGGGCACGAACTCCTACATCTCGACGGCCAGTTCCTGGTCTGGCGGCTCGGCACTGCGCATCAACCATCAGAGTTGGGAGCGCAAGGAATGGGCAGGCGCCAACTACGCGCGCGCGGCCGGCGAGCCTTACACGTGGGAATGCCGGTATCGGCACGTCAGCAGCAGCTACAACGCGCAGCGGGCGCCTGCGCTGATGCGGTTGATGGGGTACAACGGCAGCGTCACCATCTGGTCCATCTTCCACTACGGCGACACGTCATCGCGGAAGCTCGAAGTGTGGAACGGCAGCGCCTACGTCGAGCCCGACACCGGCGTCGACAACGGCAACTGGATGCACCTGGCCATGTGCGTCGACGCGTCCGACAACGCCAATGTCTG